ATGTCTTTTTGCATGCCAGCAGAGATACCGGCAGCGATTTCCATGTGCTTCGAGAATTTATCGGCATTGTCTTTGGGGACAATAACGTTCGGAGCAACTGGTTGATTGGCACGAACAACGGCCAAGCGAGTAGCGCGGATATCCCAATTCTTTTCAATTGCTTCAGAAGCAATCAAAGGATGGGAAGTGCCAAATTCAGCCATGATCTCTTTCGAGCAATCAGTGGCAACGATAGAGGGGACAACCGGAGCAGTCACAACGGTCGGAACGACTGGAGTTTTCAGACTGGATTCGAATTGAACCTTCAAACTATCCTTCAGAGCGGCAGTCAAAGTTGAGAGATCACCCTCTGCTTTGATGTATCCCGCTTTGATCAACCATTCTGTGAACTTATCCATTTTCTGAACTCCTTCATGGGGTTTATGATTAGCAGCAATCGCACTCGTATTGTCATCTGCTCCAAGCGCAACAAACGACACTTCCTTCAGTATGCTGGCCCGCACAATAAAGCAAGGGCCGATAATTTCCTGGCCATTTACAGTACATTTCGATCCTTCATCAAGGAAATCAGTCTTAGTTGCTTTCGCACCAATAGAAGCCTGCCAAGGAAATCCTTGCATAGCAGACTGAAGTACTTCATCTTTAGAACTGCCAGATCCACTGAACAAACCTTCTACAATGATGTTGTTCTTTACCTTGACATCGGTACTATGACCAACAACAAGTGAAGTATTGTGGTCTTTAAGAATTGGGCGAGGTTTCGCAGACACTTCCATACCTGACAAATCAACAACGATCGGATCTCCCCAACCGACGTCCATCTTGCCGCCAGTATAAGCCAGGATCTTGAATCGTTTGGCCCCACCTTCCTGGGAAGCAGCAATGATCTCCAGTGGTTCACTGGAGGCGAAGATCATTTCGCCCGTATCTTTACTACTTGCCTTGATTTGCATTGTCATTAGGATCTCCTTGTTGATCATCCATCATTTGTTGGTCATCCATCATGGTACTTTGTTGAGCGCCAGACTGACCTTTAGGTGGTTCTACTGTAATATCGTTCTCTTTACAGAACTCAATTTCTAATGCCCGTTGAGTAAGAGCAGTACGCCAGTTCTTATTCTTACGTTGATAGATTTCTTTGAGTGTTATTTGATTGCTATTGAGTTTTGTCTCATTTGCACTAGCATCTTTGACAGGATCGATATCCTCATCACTATCCCAAGTCCATTCAAGAATAATATCATCAAGATTAACCTTGGGCAGATATCCAGGAATTAAAGACGCCTCTTCAAACCACAATTCGAACGTTTTTTGGAGAAAGTCTTCCTCTAATTCTGTTTGTTCGATCTTATGTTGACGGTTGTATGCTTGAAAATCCAGTTTGCCACTTGAATAATTATAGTCAGCACTACTTCCGGTTGACTTATTCTTAGGCATACAGAGTGGTCGCGCAACATCTGTAAGAACTTCCTTCTTGAAATCACCATACGTAGTGGTAGGTTGTTCTGGTTTGAACGCATTCATCTTCCAACCCATAGGAAGAGTTGTAAGAGTGTTACGCCTTGCTTGAATCTCTTCACCTGGTCCTAAGACATCTGGACCATCTTCATCAGCATTGGCATTTGATTCAATAACAGCAGTGAGTTCTGCACTAAGTTCAGCAGCACCGAGTACCGCTTTACTATATCGACGCAAATTCGCAAATTGCAGTAATGTTGATGCTAATTCCGGAATACCACGCGCTTGACCAGGACGTTCTTCTTTAAAGAAATGATGAACAAATTTGGCGTCATAATCCTGGAAAGAGAGTTGTATCGGGTAGTACGTCATTCCGCCCGGATGTTCTTTCAAGAAACGGTATTTTACCGGATTGCGACTACTGTCATAGAAAATGCCATCAACGTTCTGATACTCATTCTCTATCATTGTCGCGTAAGTAGGATCTTGACACATTTCTGCTTCAAGACTCATCAGATCTAACTGTACCGGGAAATAATTATTCTTATTTCCATAGAAAACTGCAAAAGATTCGCCATCACGTAACTGCGCAGTACGCAAGAGACGCATTTTCTTACCCAGACGACGCTTCTTCGCCCATTTCGTGAATTTATCTTGAACAATTTCTGCATCTAACTCTTTATCTTTTATCGCAACAGTGAGTGAAGGAACAGTTCCTATTAAATCATTGACATACGTAGAAACGATCCCTTTTCCAGGACCGTTATTATCTAGTTCGTAACGTGATTTCTTGCGAATTTCTTCCCGAACTGCTCTGGTATTAGCCTGAACTGGAGATGTGTTATCCACATATGCCCAATGCCTACGATCTTCGCGATCTTTCTGTGCAGCATCATATTTTGCATCAATGCGACGAGAATTCTTATTTTCGGCTGCATTAATCTCTGATTTCTTAGATTTGAAGAGGCCAAATAACATTAGACAGCCCCCGGTGGAATGAAAGTAGAGAATCTGAGTCCCCTACTAGGATTTTTCATCGCTTTCTTAGAAGCAAGATAACGTTCTGCCTCAATAAGATCCATCAATGATTGTGAAACCACAGTACCTTGATCACTCGCAACACTCTTAGGTCCAGTCGCAGTATCTACGATGGCCGTTGTGATTGCATCTGATTGTTCTGTAGTGATTTCGCCCATGACCATATTGTGCCATGGTATTTTCCGAAGACAAGTCCGGATTTTTCCAGTGATTTTTGTGACAAAAAGTTTGTACTCAAAAAACGTTGCGGAGGTGGTTGCACTAGGGTGGGGTGGGTTTGCCCCCGTTTTGCGTGTGGCGAGTCCTTAGCGGGGCATCTGACTGGAGGCCATACGGTGTTGCCCTTGCGCCTTGCCACCCCTTAGCGCCCGTAGTTCGTCGATTGTCATTCTTTTCTTCTGTGTGCGTTGACCTTTAGTCGCAACACCGATATGGTATTTTACCGGATCGTCCTTATTCTCCAACGATGTCTCCTCTCCTGGAGAAGAGAAGTCCCCCTCCGGTTGGCGAGCAATATGAATCTCTGGATTGAGACCTTGCATCGCCGCACCGACCGCACATCCAACCATGCCGTCCCACCAGTGATTATCACCACGGTCAGGACGAGCCTTCCATTCGTCAACCACACGACCATACCCCGAAGTACGTACTCGGTACTCCGACATCACATGATCGGCTAACAATTGATGACGATTGTGGTTCCTGCCATACAGAGAAAGTGACCCATGCTCTGCAATACCGATACAAAGTCTATTGGCAACGAACGATTTCCACATATTCGTATCGATTGTTACTGTTTTGATCCCTTTCTTAGCAGAAGCGAGTAACCAACCCATCCCACGACGCTCACCAGGACGTTTCTGCCACTCACGCATCGGTTTCAAACCAGCACCGACATATTTACCATGAGAAGGGACTAAAATCGTGAAATGCGGAGAGGCTTTACAGAATTGATACACAACTTCCGTAGATTCGTTCCAGTTAGCGTCTATAAGGATCCGATCGATAGCCATTGCCGCATCAGCATCCTCAATTCCTTCGATTGGCCATCGTTTCTTAGCCAATAGGTCAACTAATCGTGTGAGTGCAGAGAACAATTGTGTTTCTAAGGATTGACCTGGATACATCAACTGCAAAGTATTCTTCTGTTCGCGCAATGTGAAGTAATCCCGACCTTCATCTGGGAACGTACCATAGTCAATAACATACCCGGTGAAATCGTCGGCCCATGCGATTACCATATACCACAGAGATTTCTTCTGTACGTCTATGAACGCAGTGATGCGCGTCGCTCTCCTGGGAATAACCCCTCTAGGAATGCCGGATAGTTTCTTCATGACCAGATCAGCCGTGAGCTCCTCTTCTTCTAGCATATTATCGCTGATTGGTTGATTCTGGTACTCAGCAAAGAACGCACGTTCGTCTGTGAACCGAATATTCATGGCATGTTGTGTCGCGCAGATCTCATCTGTGTTGAAACGTTCGTTCCAAGCAGGAACTGCCCCCTCTTCCAATGCTTTTCTATTCTTTATATAGAATTCATTGACAGCAGCGAGCCCTTTTCCTGCCTGAAGGTTCTCAAACCGAATTTTACGATACTCTTCCCAGATTAGGTCATTTGTAGGC